AAACACCACAGCGGCGGGGTAGCACCGACCTTCACGCTCCATAATTATTAGAGGACGAGTTATGCACAAGCCCACTGAGAAAACTAGAGAACAGTGTCAAATGCTGGCAACCATAGGAACGCCACACGAGACTATTGCCAAGGTTCTCGAGATTAACAGGGAAACATTAACGAAGTATTACAGAAACGAACTCGATCTAAGCAAGGCCAAGGCTGACGCTAGGGTTGCTCTGTCTTTATACCAGAACGCGATTAACGGGAACGTGGCTGCACAGATCTTTTGGTGTAAAACCAGGTTAGGTTGGAAAGAAACCCAGGTTGTGGAAAGCAGAGAGTTCGCTGTATTTATAGAAGGCCCAGAACTAACGGAGGAGGAATGGCTAACAGAATCGCTTGGGGACCACAAGCAGGGCCGCAAGCCTCATTAGTACGCTGCCCCGTTGAGGAGATTTTTTACGGAGGGGCAAGGGGGGGAGGAAAAAGCGACGGGGTTTTGGGAAAGTTCGCTTTGAAGGCTGCTAAGCATGGCGGTCATGTCAGAGGTATATTCTTCAGACGGGAGTATCCGCAGCTGGAAGCAGCGATAGACCGAAGCAAACAAATATACGGGGCTGTCGGTGCCGAATGGCAAGATTACAAAAAGACCTGGACGTTTCCAAACGGAGCTATACTTAGATTTCGTGCATTGGAACGTGATGCCGATAGTGAGAAGTTTCAGGGCCATTCATACACCGATGTTATATGGGACGAACTGGGCAATTACCCAAGTCAAATACCTGTAATGAAAATCAAAGCTACCTTGCGGTCAGCGGAGGGTATTCCCTGTCAAATGTACGGCACTGGAAACCCTGGTGGGCCTGGTCATAACTGGGTTAAAAGCAGGTATGTCGATCCAGCACCGCAGGGCTATACGATAATAGAAGAAAACAACACCAGGCGGGTATTCATCCCTGCCAAAGTTGATAACAACCAGCTATTACTGAAAAACGACCCGCATTATGTAGACCGCTTGAAAGCTACAGGTTCCGCCGAATTAGTAAGAGCGTGGTTAGAGGGTGATTGGGATGTTGTCGAAGGTGCGTTTTTTGAGTGCTGGAGATCTGATAGACACGTTATCACGCCGTTTGCTATACCTGAGCATTGGTTAAAATTTCGCTCGTTCGATTGGGGTTCCGCTTCACCTTTCAGTGTTGGATGGTGGGCTGTATCAGATGGCATGGACGTTGATGGCCGTGTATATCCAAAGGGTGCAATGATACGTTATCGGGAATGGTATGGAGCAAGCGCACCGAATACTGGTTTGAAAATTACTAACGAAGCGATAGCTGTGGGGATAAAACAACGGGAAGGAAAAGAACCGATCACTTATGGGGTAGCCGACCCGTCCATTTTTATGGTACAAGGAGGCCCATCCATAGCTGAACAGATGGCGAAAGCTGGCGTACTATGGAGAAGGGCAGACAACAAACGCATCGGAGGTAGGGGTGCAATGTCTGGTTGGGCAGAAATGCGATCAAGAATGATAGGCGATGATAGTCCTATGATTTATTGTTTTAATACTTGTGTTGATTCAATTCGCACGATTCCTAGTTTGCCGCACGACCCTAACAGGGCGGAAGATTTAGACACAACCTCAGAAGATCACGCTGCTGACGAGTGGCGTTATGCGTGTATGTCAAGACCGTGGGCGAAAAAGCCGCCTGTGAGTTTGCCTGATATTAGTAAGACACCGACCTTCAATGAGATGTTGAAATATACGGACGAAGTTAGGGGAACAAATTGAACACTGAGGACGATTATGCTCCAGATGAAACAGTGCAACGCTGGAGGCATGAGCTTGACCTGGCTTCAAAACGTGAGCAAAAGTGGCGGAAAACTGCCGAAAAGATAGAGAAACGCTATCGGAATGACGGCGATATAAGCAAGGGCAAAACCTTTAATATTCTGTGGGCGAACACAGAAACTCTCAGACCAGCATTATATTCCAATACAGCAAAGCCTGATGTCAGGCGTAGATTTGGCGCAGGTGATGCATCGGCTCGTGGCGGTTCAATGATTATTGAACGTGCGATAGAAGCAATGGTCGATAACAGCGAGTTTGATATATCTGTAGAGCGCACCGTTCAGGATATGCTGTTGACGGGTCGTGGTATTACCAGGGTGCATTATCGCCCTAAGTACGAAATGATGTCGAGCCGTATGACCTTGACAGAAGCAAACTCAGATACAGAGCCGTTTCTACGTTACACAGATGAAAACGGGGAAGAACAGGAACCAGAGTTTGACGAAGAGGGCGCATTTTTTGCGATGGATGAGGAAGTATTGGTAGACGAGACTGTAGAAGTTGAGTTTATACCATACGACCAAGTTCGGTTTGGCCCTGCCAGGCAGTGGTCAGAGGTCCAATGGGTTGCTTTTGAAACGATCCAAACACGCGAAGATTTAACAGAGAATTTCGGGGATAAGGGAAAGAAAGCCCCGATGACCATTCTACCAGACGGATACGATCCAGAATTGCCAGATGATATTGTCAAGAGATGTAGGGTCTGGGAGATATGGGATAAACGCACTAGGAGAGTTATTTTTATTGGCGAAGGTTATGACGAGCCGTTAGACGTTCGTGACGATCCCCTTAATTTAAAAGACTTTTTCCCAATGCCACGGCCTCTGTATTCGATAGAAACAGACCGCACGATGCTGCCTGTTCCTGAGTTTGAATTGTATAAAGACCAGGCCGATGAATTGAACGATATTACTGGTCGCATAAATCACCTGGTTAATATGCTGAAGGTTCGTGGGGTATACGATGCCGCAAATGAAGAGTTAGGAAACATATTCAAAACCCGTGAAGGCACAATGATCCCCGCCCATAACTGGGCAGCCTTTTCTGAAAAAGGCGGCTTTAGAGGCTCAATAGATTTCATCCCGATAGAAGGCACCGCACAGGTATTGGTCGGGATGTACCAAGAACGCACCAGGCTGATACAAAGTATTTTTGAGTTGACAGGCATTTCCGATATTCAGCGTGGTTCAAGCGACCCAAGGGAAACCAAAGGCGCACAGATGCTGAAGGCACAATTTTCTTCCCTGCGATTAATGCCCAGGCAGAAAAAGGTGCAGCGATTCGTCAGGGACATATTTCGTTTGATGGCGGAGGTTATAGGCGAGATATTCAGCCCTGAAACCATGTCAAAAATGACGGGTCTACCAGTAACGCCAGAGATACTTGATCTGTTACGGGATGACGACAGTTATCAGATTGAAGTCGAAACCGACAGCACAGTTATAGCGGATGAGGCAGCAGACAAAGCAGCAGTGGCCGAATATTTACAGGCAGTTGGTGGCTTTATGCAATTGACAGCGCAGGGTGGAATACCAAGAGATGTCTCATTGAAAATACTTCTATGGGCTTCCAAACGATTTAAGGTTAGCAGAGAGATTGAAGATTTAATCGAACAGCAACCTCAAGAACAACAGCAAGAGCAGCAAGCCCCAAGCAAAGAACAAATTAACATCATTGAATTGCAGCAAAAGAACCAGATAGACCAGCAAAAGATGGCGGTGGAAAGCGCAAGGCTCGACCAGGAGCATAAATTGAAATGGGCTGAACTGGAACTGGAGCAACGGGAACTAGACCAGAAAAAACAGGAGATGCTTTTGAAAGCACAGGTAGGGTTTAGTCGTGCGTAAAACATACGTTATCAGGGAAGGCAAGTTAGTGCCGAAACATGAGGTCAGGTCTAGCGCACACAATGTAATAGGTGATATAGAACCATATGAAAGCGTTATTACTGGTGAGCGCATAGGCGGGAGAAGGCAGCACAAAGATCATTTGAGAGATCATAGCTGCATAGAAGTTGGCAACGAAAAGTCCACATTCATGGGGAATAATAATGGAAGAGAATAACGAAGTCGTCGAAGAAGTCGTTGAAGAACAAGAGGAATCTCCATCTATAGGAGATGAATTGCGTGACGCTATAGCCGCAGCCGAAGAGCCGTCAGAGGATACAGTTGACGAGCCAGACGGCGCGAAAACAGAAACACCACAGGAAATTCCTGAAAAGGAAGCAGCGCCCGATGAGGGGGTTGCAGAGGCCACGGGGGTAGTCGCGCCCGAACACTGGCCCACAGAGGAACGTGCCAAGTTTGATGCGCTCCCCGAAGAAGCGAGACCGCTAATTGTGGAAGTCGCAGATAGACTACACGCGCATCATCAGAAGCGGGTGGAAGAACATCGCGGCGACCTGGATATGCTGAATCGTTTGAAACCGCTTGAACAGATAATCGCGCCGTACCGTGAGCAACTTAAATTGCAGGGGGTTAATGAGGCAGAAGCAATCCAACAGCTATTAGCTGTGCGGACCTCTCTCCAAAATAATCCTCAGGAAACAATTAGATGGCTGTCTCAAATAGTCGGGGTTGATACGGGAAAGCTAGCTGAAGATGAAACTTTTGCTGATCCTACGGAAAATCGTTTGAATGCAGTTGAAGCACAGGTACAGAATGTGAATCAACAGAACCAACAAGCCATTCAACAACAACAGATCGCAATGGCAAGACAGAATGTGCAAGCGCAAATAGACACATTCGCTAATGCAAAAAATGAAGATGGTTCTGTAAAGCACCCTCATTTAGACGATGTTATGCCTACTATGACGCAATTAACCCACGGCTATCGTGCGCAAAACCAGGCTATTGATCTCGAGAAAGTGTATCAGGAAGCCTGTTGGTTGCACGAAGGCACTAGAGCCAAAGTTATGGCTGAACGGGATACTGCGAATAAGGCTGACGTTATTGCAAGCGAAAAGAAGAATTTGCGCCAGCGCACAAGTCGAGCCAAACGGGCTGATACGACAATTCGTAGCACCGCTGACACTCCTTCCAAGCCAGAGTTATCTATACGCGAGGAATTAGCGCAGCAGTGGGAATCAGCGCCAACTTGATAAGGAACCAAAGCGATGGCGAGTCCGAATTTATCGGAAATCGTGACAACGACTTTGCGAAACCGCTCAGGCGAATTTGCAGATAACGTCACGAAAGACCTCGCGCTTCTCCGTAGATTGGAGGAACGTGGGAATGTCAAGCCAGCCGACGGTGGCCGAACTCTAGTTCAAGAACTTGAGTATGCTGAGAATTCAACCTTCCAATACTACAGTGGATATGAAGTCCTCAATGTAGCACCTTCGGAAGTATTCTCCGCAGCGGAGTACAACTGGAAACAAGCGGCGGTAAACGTCACTTGGTCGGGCCTTGAGGCTGACATTCAAAACGCTGGTAAGGAAAAGGTTATTGATTTGCTGGAAGGGCGTATTGGTAATGCAAAGCGCACTATGGCGAATAATCTTTCCACTGGCATATTCTCAGACGGTACTGGATCGTCCAGTAAACAGGTCGGTGGGCTGCAAAGTTTGGTAGCTGACGCTCCTGCTACTGGTACAGTCGGTGGTATCAACAGAGCAACCT